TTCTTGGTGTAGTTCCAAGTGACGTGGGTGTAGAGAAAAACAGTTTTGTCTACAAACTTTCCGTCGCCACTCTTAGGTGCAAGACCTTCAGGCAACACATCAGGGTTAACCTCTTCACGCACTACAACCTCAAGGATGTTTCCTTCAGGATCTCGGTTGAGTACGAAAGACTTCAAAGGGTAAACACGGGTGCCGTTGTCAGCGACATACAGCAGTGCGTTACCACCAATGATGAGGTGCTTGAGGGCTTCAAAGAGCGCAGTACGATCTCCTGATTCCTCAATGTCACGCATCACTGCCCGTTCCATTAAGGACAGCTGCTGATCAAATTCAGATTGAAGATCTTTGTAGTTCTCTAGCTCTCGCTGCAGCTTGATATCGTCAACGCTCAAGCGGAAGAAAGCCTGGTTAGGAGGCAGCAAAGCAATCAACAGCTTGGCAGCTAGGTTGTTTACACCACGAGCACCCAGGCCTTGGTAGGTGGTTTGAATCTTGGTGTAGAGATTCTTACCAGTACTCCTGTCGTTATCGGTAATAAGAGTCGGCAGAGTGTACTTACTACACTCAATAGCCCGATCCAGATAAATCGTCTTTTCCGGTTCTAGTGCCGAATAACGAGCAGACGCATTAGACATTCAAACCACCAGCCATATTAGATGCCCCGCCAGTCATACCACCTGACAGAGGCGATTTAACTTCCAAGCTAGTACGCAACGCAGCAGGTGTGCCAACACGTTTCCGTACTCGGCTGCTAACAGGACCAGTTGTAGCCATTTGCTGTTGCTGTACTTCAGAAGCAAGTTGTTGCTGTTGAAGAGCAAGAGCAGAAGCTCGTTTCTGTTCAGCAATAGACAATGAGGAAGCAGCTCGTGCTTGTTCTGCTTGCTGACGGATCAGACCAGTCTGTTCTTGAAGACCAGAAAGCTGTTGAGCGTAAGACTGAGCTCGTTCTTGAGAAGCTTTAATACGATCTTGAGTATCTGCAATTGCCTGCTGTTGAGCAATTCGTGCTTTCTTCTCTTGAGCACGAGCAGCCTTTTGAGCAGCGCTTGCACCTTCCCTAGCAGCTTTGCTGGTTTGGTAAGCAGTATAAATACCAGCACCAGCCGTAGCTAGTTTAATAACCGCATTAAGCAGAGACATACTTAGTTTCCTCTTGCAGGTTGTACTGGTCTTTAAGGTGTCTTATTACAGAGACTTGACCTGCTCGGTACCAAATAAGCCTCTCATCCATACTAAGGTCAGGTGCTTTATCTGGATACAATTCGTCCAGATAATTGATAAGTTCAACCTCAAGAATGGGTTTCATATATTTAGTCCGGTAGGAGTAACGCGACCAGCAGCAGTACCTCCATAACCGCCAATGCTAGGGCGAGAGAGGCGAGTAAGTTGAACGCCTGGTTGTCCAATTTGTTTCTGCTGTCTCCGACGTTCTGAAGGTTGTTGAGGAGCTTGTACTGCGGCTTGTGCTGTTGCTGATACATCTTGCTGGTTTTGACGCTGCATAGCAAGAGCTGACATACGCTTTGCTACAAGCTGCTGACGTTCAGCTTTCTGTGCTTCTGCTGTAGCTGCTGCAGTTTCTGCTTCAAATGCCTGCTCACTCTGTTGAAGCTCAGCTTCTTGCTGTTGAAGAGCTGTATCAAGACGGTTGAACTCTTCGTTCCAAGCACCTTCATAAGCTCCCATGAATTGCTTGTTGTAGTCAGCAAATGAGGGAAGTAATTTTGATACTGTATGGTAGCCGAAATCAAGGTTAAACCCTTCAGTTGCTGCTCGCCTATAACGATCAAGAACGTGTTGTGTCCAAAGATCACGTTCTTTCTTACGAGCTTGTGTTTTAGAAACTTTTTCTACTTTTTGTTGTAGGCCAGTCCCGCCGACCCATTGATTGTAAAAATCTTCAATCGACGGAACTGCCATAACTGTTAAATCGCTACTTCAAGCGTAACTGGGAAGATCAGAATTACTGGTCTCGAAGAACGCAGGCATACGACCACGTTGAGTTTCCAGCAGACCTTCTGCCTTACCTGAATACATCAGGCTATCGCTTTGATCCAACCAGAACTGCTTGTCTAGGTATTTGTCTTCCGACTTACCCAAAGGTTGCATCACCCAAGCAATGGTTGCCTTCCTGAGGCGATCCAAACTAGGAGAGACAGTGAGACCAAGCTCACGACATACCAAGCTATTTGCTGCGACGTGGACTTGTTCATCACGGCTAATGTCAGCGCTTACGGTTCGTAGACCAGGATCACCGTTAAAACGAAACAGCGGGAGGAGTACAAAGAAAATTGCACGCTCGGCAACCATCGCTTTGAGAACCGGGTGATCAGGATGTTCAACCCACGCCTGCCGTAGTCGGAAGGATTCTTTCTCGGCTTCCTCGCTAACGCCAAGTGCATTGGTGATGTATCCCAACGCAAGATCGTGGCGTTCCTCATCTTGGATATTACTTTCAAGAAGCGCACGGGAGGCTTCAGGAATCTCTTTAGAGCAAGCTTCACGGATAAACTCTCCAACAGGAAGTTCCATGTTCCGAAGGGCAAGAGCCCGGAAGATTGTTTCCTCCGAGCCCTCCTTCAGTTTGCCAGCAGTCGATTGAATGGGAGTCCAAGTACGCTTACGAGCAAGCAGTTTCTGATACGGGTTCATCACTCAGCGCAATCACAGGTTGGTTCAGAATCCCCTTGCAGCAAATTGGCAAGATAATCCTCAACATCTACTTCGCTAATAGCGGCGTAGGCGCTTGATTTATCTTGTATGTCAGACATTACTTGAAGAGAGTAATACAAACTCTTCAAGGGGGAGTTCAACCATCGTGCCATAAATTGACGGTCCATTGTTGTCATATCGGACCACCAATTCATAGAAATTGCATGAGCCATTCCCGTGCTATCCATGAGTCGTTGCCACTCAGAATTCAGCTCAAAGAATGTGTCCCAACCAACCTCTTGAGCAGTCTCACACTTGGGATTGAACTGGTAGCTCTGTACCCCAAGGGTGGCACTATCACGATCTACCTCACGGCTAATCGGAGGGGAAATCTCAGGGGTTGTAGTGAACCCTTCACGGTCCACATAGCGGTACGCACAAGACGCTGTAGGAGCCACAGTAAAAGCTCTGGACATCTTGTAGTCAGTAGCCACCTTAGAGGCCTCCATGAAGCCCGTGTAGAGGGCTTGAGCAATCTCTCCTGCTTTGTTATCAGCAGTACCTAGACCCAGGTTCTTGCGACGAAGTGCGGCAACAAACTCGGAATACTTGACGCCTTCAATAGCAAGAAGATTGGCAAGTCCAAGAACACCAAGACCTACTTGGTTATCTTTCCGGCTGTAGATACCAGATTCATCAACCCCTGTACGGGTATAGAGATCACAAAGAAATTCCATGCCTTCTTTAAAGGCTTTAGGAATATCTTTAATTTCTGTAATACCCAAGTTGATGTGACTAAGGAGGCAGGTATCACGGGATTTGAGCAGGATCTCCTGACAGACATTGGAATAGATACGTTCGCCATTGGCGTCGTATTGCTTCTTAACAATCCAAACATCACCCTTTCGGGCAGCGTTCATGATTGCGTTTAGTTTGTCTGGTTGATCGATGATGTCAGGATCAACGTTGACACAGCGCTTGATCCAAGGAATACGAGCCCGATCGTAATTAACAAACTCCAGAATGTCAGGATGATCTGCGTCAAGATGAGCAACGATCGCACCATTACGGTACGTTCCACCACGACGAAGGATTTCGTTGAACTTGGAGTAAATCTCCATGAACCCACAAGGGCCTGAAGCAACCATTCCGTGGCTGTTCTCGGTACCTTTTGCACGAAGCTTTGACAGGTGGATAGCAACGCCTGCGCCATAACGAAGAGCCTTACTAGCAAACTGCCAAGAACCTTCAAGACCATCAGGGTCTTCATCCATCGTGTCTTCTACAACGAAGACAGTACAGGAGACAGGATACCTACGAGTCGGATTGTTGATCCAGCTCTCCACCCGGCCCGTCATTGCGATCGCTGGGTTCAGTGCTTCCTTCGTTTTCATCGAGATCAAAAGTGCGTTGAAGTGAGGTAGTTACAAAGTCGTTCCACTGATCGTCGTCAAGTTCGTTCAGTGGGGAAAGCTCGGGGTGTTCATCGGGGTCCCAGAAGAACTCAAGAGTTCCGTTGCCCTCTTCATCCTCGTTGTATTCAGCTTCGACATACTGCCAAGCTTCACGAGGAATCTTATTGATCAGATCTTCGTAAGGTTTCATAGGTCTGAGAGATCGGCGGGTTTGTAGTTAGGTCCCTTTTGAACCTTGCCGTTGAGTTTGGTGAAAGGAAACTTAGACCAGTTGGAAGTATAAACTCGTCCAAAAGCATCATCAGGGTCCACGCCAAGAAGATGAAGAAAGCCGTATGTGACCCAAAGGAGATCGCAGGCTTCTTTGAGAACCTGTTCCCTGCCCTCATTGCGGTAGGCATAGAGCAGTTCATAGAACTCTTCTTCGACATAGCTGAGTTGCTGTTCCCGTTGTTCAATATCAGGATTGGTTAGTTGGTCCGCTTTGAGCATCCAACTCTTGACCAGCTCTGCGTTCGAACTCATCGTCTTCAAGAATGTCGTTGTAAGTAAGCTTTTTGCGATTAGCCCATTTAGCATCCCACTCTTCTGACCGTTTGATCAGTCGATCAAGATACCAACGAGCTTTCTTGAGATCTTCGGTACCGTTCTTGTGTTGGTACCTAGTCACATATTTGATAATGTTGCCTTCAACAAAATCGAAACAGTGGCTATCGATGTAATCAATACATTCAATTACTCCTTCGTCGAAGGCGTAGTGAGTGGGTCGGATTGCGTCGTTGGTGGTGTCCATAGTTGGATCTCATTAAAGGTGTACTCAGTGTCACGAAGGATGCGAGCAAGGCGAGCTTGGGTTAGAGCGTAGTCAGCTCCATACCCTTTCTTCTTGTATTGAGCTACTACAGTTCTCCATGCGGAGGTTTCTGTGAACTCTTCGGAGGGGATGAGCTTTTCTGCTGTCTTTGGGCCAACCCCAGGGCAACCAGGATAGCCGTCAGTGGAATCACCGGTAAGAATCTGACGATAGAAAAAGACATCAGCTTCAAGTTGAGAGATGTTAAAGATGTTTCCATCGTTGTCGAGATGAAGACCAGAAATCTGTTTAAGATCCTTGTCTCCAGACCACAACACGGTTTGATCGTTGTGACGTGTAGCCAAGATGCCAAGCACGTCATCACCTTCTAGTCGGTGCCAACACTCTGAAGGAAACTGTTGTTCAGCCCAACGTCGTACTGTTTGATACCCCACTGGTTTCCGACGATGGTTACCAGCACGGTTTCCCTTATATGACGCTTCAACATCCTTTCGGAAGTTTTGATCAGCAGTCCAACAAAGCGTGAATCGATCTGACTGTGCCTGGTTGCATTTGATGTTGAGAAGTTCATTGAACATCAATTGAGCTTCTTTGACAGGCAGATGAGTTGTGATGATGTCGGGACACCATTCAATCTCAACCTCGCAAGTGGCCACTGTTTGATACAGCAGCATATCTGCGTCAAGCAGTAGCCAGGTCATCAGCACCTCCTGGATGGGTCCCTAGCTTATTAACCTTGGCTAGGTAGTCCACTGCCTTTAGGACGCCTTCGAGATTGTCACCAAGCTTCCCAATACCTGTGTTGCAGTTGTTACACAGCCAGCCTCGGTGCTCATGGGAATCATGGCAGTGATCCCAGTGCAGTTTCTGTTCAGTAAGACCGCAGCACTCACAAGGTGTACCAAGCGGCGGAGCTTGCTGCTTCTTTCGTAAGCGTTGGTATTGGCTCTGCCACTTTGTAGCGCACGAAAGACACTCAGGACGCCGCCAGGTACCGTTGCGACCGAACAGTTCAATAGGCTTTGTCTGCTTGCAGATCTTGCAAGTCTTAGTGACACTCGGCCCAGTTAGATCCAACTTTGAATTCCGCACCGATTTCAATACGGAGTCCAAGTGCATCTCCTGCCAAAGCTGCAGACCGGACTGCAATGAGTCCAAGTTCTTCTGCGCGTTCTGCTGCGACTGAAAATTGAATTTCATCCTGACAATGGACGAGAAAGGCAAAGTCTTTGCCGTAGGTAAACCCTGCCTCAACCAACTGGTCGTAGCAGATGTTGTACCAGAGCTTGCTAATGATGGCACCAGCGCTCTGTAAAAGGAAGTTCAAAGCGCTATGTGAGGACCGGATCTTTATCTGTCTACCGTCTAAAGCCTTTATAAATCCTTCATCTTCTGCCTTTGCTACAACCCGCTTCGTAAGTGCAGCAAGAGCAGGCATATTGCGGAAGTATTTCTTCTTAAGCTTTTCTCCGTCTTGTCCGGTGATCAGGCCAAGCTTCTCTGCTCCAGCTCCGTACATCAAGGCGTAGAAAAAGGTCTTGGCTTGATCTCGTGTGGCTAAGCCAGCAGCCTTCTGATTAGCCGTATGGATATCGCCGTTCAACACCTCGTTCGCAAACTGGCCGTCATCAAAGGGCCATAGGTAATGCGCTAAGCATCGAGCTTCAATACCACTGAGGTCCACGCCAACCTGTTTGGTGCTTCCCCTTCCCTCAAGGGTGCCAGGTCCAAACAGAGCTCGACACTCCGGTCCCAGAACTGACCTGACAGCAGGAACCTGGGCCATATTGGGGTTGACGTGGCTACAGCGGGCCGTGGCACAGCCAACAGTAATCACACTGCCGTGAATCCTGTTGTCACGTTCCACGAGTTTCAACCAAGCGTTGTTGCCAGTGCTTAGTTGACCCAACCGTTTTTGGAGTGTGAGGTGTGAAACAAAATCCTCAGCTCCAGGAATCTTCGACAGAACCGTTTCATCCACTTTGGGTTTCCCCGTTTCAGTGAAGTCTGTTGGCTTCCACTCCAACTGGTTCTGCAGCACCCAAGCAATGTGATCCCGAGAGTTCGGGTTGAGGTCCACAAGGCGGCACATCTCTGCACCGGCTATGTACCCTCGTGTCGCGTTGTCTCTCTTGGGGGTGAAGAGCCCTCCGTCAACGAACGGGAACCGTTGTCTCAATCGTTCGCTGAGAGTATTCAGTTGTTGATTGATATCTGCCTCTAGCTCCAAAGCCCCTTGAACATTGAAGCCAAAGCCAGATCGTTCCTGCAGGGAAATGAGCTGCGCAAAACGCATCTCAAGGTCAACGGCACAAGGGATGCTGTCGGCCTTAGGTTGCAACCTGTGCCAAAGCTTAACATTTAGTTCAACATCGCAGACGCATCGCTCAGCCAGTTCTTCCGTCAGCTCACTGAAATCACTGAGATCTGCGTGACGCTTGTTGTGTCCAAGGCGGAACCCATAAGCCTCAAGAGAGTGCCGACCATACAACTGAATCGGCATACCCTCCCACTTTCGCTTGAGATCAGTGTCAAAGATATTGGGATACAACATCCGACACAGGATCAACGTATCAACCAGCTTTCCCTTTGGTTTGAACTTTGGGTAGACCCTTTGAATGGCTGGTATGTCGTACTGAATGATGTTATGACCAATCAGTACATCAGCATTTTCAAGGATCTCAAGCCACTCCTTTAAATCCTTCAACAACACCACACCATCGTCTGTACTCAAAGCACAGCAATGGATCTTGGTTACATCACGACTCTTCAGAGCGTTTGTTTCCACGTCGAACACTACCGTCAATAAAGACTTTGAGTCTCCGGCTGTAGCAGAAGTCAAGGAAGTCTTCGAGCTTTTCGTAGCTGAGCTGGTAGAAACCGTCATTGGATTTGAAGAAGGATTGAAGGTACCTCTTCGCTGTTTCGGTAGCAGCAAGAACTGTTACCTTCAGCGGGTTCATCTCAGTGATGTGAACGTCAAAAGTCGGGTTCAAAAGAATCATCGAACTCTGCGGGTTTGTGTTTGCCGCCATTTTTAAACTCCAACATTCTGCCTGTTGATTCTTCGTATTTCACAGAACCGGAAACGCCACACCAGCCGGTGAAACGGTTCTTGAGAACCCGTACCACTGTGCCCTCGGAGTCGTTTTCAGACTGCTGATCTCTTTCCAAACCGATGCAGATATCACTAAGTTGCCCAATAGCAGCGCTACCGCGAAGTTGAGAGAGCGACGTTTGTGCTCCGTTCTCATGGCCTTTGTCACCTGAAGGACGGCGTAAGTGTGACACAAGCAGCATCCCGCAGCCAGTCTCTTCAACAAAACTGCGGAGTTTAGTCATCGTTTGATCAATTGCCCTTCTCTCATCACCTTGATCAAGACCCGAGACGAGAATCGATAGGTGATCAAACACGATCCAACTACAGCCGCACCCACTAACCAAATGCCGTATACGGTTAAGCAGAACGGTAGGGTCAAGAGAGCCAAAATGGTCGTACAGAAATAGCCTGCCCGTTCCGAGAGTCCGATTGAACGCTGCTTCGATTTGTTCATCAGTGAAGTGACCTCGGTCAATGTGGACAGGATAATTAAGATCCATACCGACAAACCTCCGAGCAGTACGTCGTATGTTCTCTTCCAAAGCGACATAACCGACTGTTTCACCTTGTCGAACGAGAAGGTCATACGCAATTTCAGAAACAAAGGTGCTCTTCCCAATCCCCGATCCAGCCGTGATAGTAACCAGCTCGCCTTTTCTCAGGCCGACGAGCTTGTCGTTTAGGAATCCGTAGGGATACTCAGCGCTCTCTGTCTTGGGGTCTTCCAGGACCATCTGGAGCAGTTTGCTGCCGCTGATAATCCCATCAGGCTCGTACTCAGCAGCCGTCCAAACCATCTGCATGATGGCTTTACCATTGCCACCCACCAGGGCCTCGTTAGCGTCCTTGTAGCCTTCGATCTGGCCGATCTTACCTACGCGAGGCGGCAGTAGTTGAATGGCTTTCTTGACGGCTTTCTGACCGTGATCATCCGCATCGAAACAAAGGATGATTTCTTCAAACTTCAGAAGCCAATCGAGATTACTCCGAATGCATTTCTCTGCGGAGTCAGCGCCATTCGGTAACGACACACACGGCCAGCTCTTCCTGATCTCGGCGTAGCTGAGGCAATCGTATTCACCTTCAAAGATAACCAGCAGCTTGCCACCGTTCCACTTCTCTTGACCGAGAAACGTATTGTCAGGATTGGATCCGTGTTGGACAAACTGTTTGTTTGGTTTACGAATCTTGTAACCAGTGAGGCGACGGTCTTTATCGTAGATGGGCCAGAAGTAAGCCTCACTGTCGCCATAGGTACCCTTGAAATACCCAAAGAGTCGACAGACGTTCTCCGAGATACCCCTTGATTGGATTGCTTGGTAGCTACCAATGACCGGGTCGATCTCTTTGTGGTTGTCATTAAGGTTTTCGATGGTGGACATCTGAAAGGAAGAGGAAGAACCAGAGACGTGGTAAGTACAACCAGGCGTGAAGCAGTGCTCACCCCCATCGTCATACTGAGCAACGTTGTCGCGGGAGCCACACTTAGGGCAGTTCAACCTACGCACAACGCGAGACATTAAAAGACCTCCAAGGAGAGTTACATCCCTGGAGGTCTAGGTCCTTTCTTCTTGTCCGAACAGACTGTAGCACCCCGTAGGGACCTACAACCAGCTCTTGGGAATCAAGGAACCCTCACACCAGGGAACACTATACCGCTCACACCACCCTGCGTAGGTCATACGCCCAGTTTTGGTGAGCTTCTGCTGCGGCTTCTGTAGGACCATACGAAGGTCAACATCAGGGTGCTGCTCACGAAACAGCTTGATGAGCCTCCTGTCCTCCGCATCGAAGTACCCCTTCACCTCAAGGACAACACCGTTATCCAGAAAGAAATCAGGGGTGTAACTACGGGGAATCAACAGATCAAAGCTTTGGCTTTCGTAGGTCCATTGATTCCCACTAGCTGTTAACTGCTTAGCAACCTGACCTTCAAGGCCCGAACGAAACCCATCTGCTTGGCGTTTGCCGTACTTGTGGAATCGTCGGGCCATTTACTCAAAAGTCAGGATCTTCGCCAGTCACCGTAGCAAGTTCTTTCAAGTTTGGTTTGGATTGCTTGAACCCACTCTGCACCTTGAAAGCTTTGGTGATATCGAAATCACCACGGTCAGCACCTGCAGTGGTTACAGCTTGAAGCACCTGAATACCCTTGGGACACAACCTGAGACCACCCTTAGGGCTCTTACGAGGGATGAAGGTAGGCTTCACAGCCACCAACACCATCGAGCCTTCACGCAGCTTCAGATCACGAGCAATGGGCTGCAGCTCAGTGTCTACAACAGGCAGAGGGAACTCTTCGTAAGCCAGCTTGGCAGTCAGCTTGACCAGCACAGAGCCATCTTGATTGGCCTCAAACGGGGCATCAAAGAAGCTCTTACGCCCCGTGGCATCACGCCACCACTCACAAGCCTTGTCGTACTCCTCTGAAAGCTCTTCCAGCAGCTCCTCAGCGTCAGCTACAAGGACCTTCAAGCGGAAGTCAACTGGTTCACCGTTGTAGGTAGGAGTCTCGTAGAAGTCAGGGATCCAACCAGTCAGGGTTCCTTGGATCTGCATCTCGTTAACGACTCAAGTCGAAAGGACCACCAGAAAGTACCTGCGGTGCTTACGGTCTTGGAAGGCCTCTTAGGACAGCTTTTAAAGTGGCCTCTTTAGATGGCCGTTGAAGGAGACCCTCTTTAAGTTTTAAGAGCTCTTTTAAAAAGGTTTTTAAAGAGGTCTTCTGTTGTTCCCTCTTTAAGACCCTTTTAAAAGAGGTTCTTTTACTGCCATTTAAAGAGGCCATCTAATGAGCTCCCAAGATCCCACTCCAAAGAGTGATGAATGGATTGATAAGTTTATTGAGACTTATTGGGATGACATTGAAGAGTACAAAGAAGCTACTAAAGATGATCAAGATGATCCTTCTGTGTGGGAGCAGAAGTGATATTTATGAACAATACAGATATCGTGACAATTGAAGTTGGTGATGTTCTAGAGGAATATCAATACGCTCGTAGTGAATACAGAAACTCCATCGGTGATCAACAACGTGATTTCTGGGATGGGTATTTAGCAGCTATTGAAAAGCTTTGCTCTGAAGTTGTACTGGATGAGGAGCATCAGTGACACACCCCATCACCCCACCGCCAGAGCTGGTGCAGAGCTGGTATGACGACAAAACTGACTACTTCATGGACATGATTCGCGCCGCCCAATGGGGCGCTGACCAACAACTTGCAGAAGATGCAAAGTGGCTGGATCGCAATGCTCTAAATGAACCGCATCTGCGGATTACTCCAGTGGGTGAATCCTTGAAAGAGGCGATGCGTCCCAAACCGCCGAGCTTGAAAGAGCAGGCGCTGGAGGCGTTGAGGCACGCACCAGGGCCGGATTACCCAAACCCCATCACACTGCTCACTGCTGATGAGCACGCACTGATCCGCCGCGCACTAGAGCAACTCGATGACAACTGAACCACCCATCAACGAGTGCCTCGTGGCGTATTGGGATAACCAACGCTTTGGTAACTCTCTGATTGACGCTCCAGAGCGGATGCAAGCGGTGTTTGACGTGCTGGCTGAATGGTGTGACCAGCTGTGCTATTCAGACACCGCACAGAGGCTTAGAGACCCGCAGCGAAGCTGCTCAGAGGCCTCTCAGAGGGCTTCTGTTAACGTAGATGGTTAACCTTCAGACCAAGGAAAGCCGTTGTTGGATTCATCATCGTCATACAACGACATCAAATCACCATCCTCATCCACAAACAAACAACGGCTTTCTTTGATCTTTTGGTAATCACTCTCCAACAGATCAGCAAATGCACCGACTAACGATTGGCACATCCCTGCTTCTACTACTGACTTATGAAGGACGGATTGTGCCTCAGCAACAGCAACAACTTTCTCTGCATCGTCCATCCATACCAACTCTCGCTCCTCATCCTCATCAGCTTCCAGGAACTCCAATGCCTGATTGGCTCGATTTTGTAACACCTTCATTCGTGCCATCAGAAGCGGAACATACTGAGCTGCCACTTGCTTGAGTGGACCGTAGAACTGCTCTCTGGCATTAGCGGGAACTAGCATTGTCACCGGCACGGCTTAAAAGGCTCTAAAGGCAATTTAAAGCAAACTTAGCTGGCTGCCCCGTGGCACGACCCGTGGCGTGATAGTAGTAAGACCCGAACATCTGTACTAGTCTCTCTGGTCTTACTGCTATTGCGACTCATTCTCAATAAGCAAGGTAGTTATAACGTACTACTGCAGCATCACCATACAACACTACTGTTATGTCATACCTATAAAGAAAGGCCCCTAAGTAGAGGCCTCTCGATATAACTAATTAGCTCGCAATAATCCTAGAAACATAACGATAAGAGGCAGGAAAAAGAGTAAGCAATAGGACAGGAACTTAGGTAGTTTGTAACTCATTCTTCCCAGGTATCTACAACGCTCTGGCAATACACTTCAACAGCTACCCAAACAGCTGACTCTCTCAATTCTTGAAAGCTCCAACATTCAGGATTCTTTACAAGATCGTTAAGTTGTAAACCCAAGCCATCTAGAAGGTCTTCGATATCTTGCTCGTGCTGATTGAAGAAATCAAACAACTCCGAACTATAGATAAAACCAGATACACCACCAGAGCAGCCATACCTAGCGACATCTCTAATTTCATCAGGATCTGTAAAGCGTTCTGCTAAGGCTTTGTTGAGTTTAGTCATGGTTGTGATAGTCAAAGTTCTTGAGAATGTAGGAGATACTCAGTTGCCATATATTCCATCTCTTCTTGATATATCAGCTCTTGTTCTTCTTGCTGATCTTCGTATTCCCACTCAAGACGCAGGAAGTAAGAGTCAAGGTCTGTCATCTTGTGTAGGTTTGAGTGCCAGAGTGAGTGACTGTTTCAGTAGCTAACTGATCAACTGCAAACAACGTAAGCAGCGATACACACAAGCAAGACGCAAGAAACGATCTCATTAGTACAGCAGCGAAGGAACAATCTCGTTACCGTCTTGATCAACACAGCGGTACCCAAGAGCTGCAAAGGTGCCAAGGTCAGCAGGAAGCAACGTCTTAGCTCTTGTCAGGCGAACTAGCAGGATGGCAGTCTGATCGACTGGGTAGGCTCTCACCCTGCCGTAACTGCTCTCAAGCTTGAACCGTAGATCTGTCATTAGGTGGATCTCAGAAGGAAAGGAAGCAAAGCCTCTCGGCCCGCTTGAGCGTCACCATAGGCACTAGCAGGCTCAAGGTAAGGCTGCTGTTGTAAAGCTTTACAGACTGTCCTGGTGATAGTAGGTAGGTCCTGAGAGGCCCCTAGGAGGCCCTGTAAGAGGCCTCTAAGAGGTTCTGAGGGTGAAGGTACCTGAAAGGTCTTAAAGGGCTCTCAGATGTGGCCAAGTGCGCGTGTATATACACCGATAAGCTCCCCTTATCATTCCCCACGACTCATTAAAAATACTTATCAATCCCCAGCTGCTACAAAAACGTATCAACACACCATCTCAACACCGTTATATCGCTATGCAATAGCTTCCCAATAGCTATTTGGCGGCCCCTAAAGGCCCTGGCCGGGGGTCAGGCGGCGGGGCATAGCGTTAACTAGTGCTCAAAAATTCGAAGCAAAACCTTTTAGGTACCAATAAAAAAAAAAGAGGCCCCCTTTAGGACCTCTTTAAAACCTCACCAGACCCCTCTAAAAGCCCCTACAACACCCCTCCACTACTTCCTAGACCTATTGGTACTCGGATGTTGAATACGAAGGTTAGAGCGGCTGTTATTACGAGGGTTACCGTCTTTGTGATCTACGTCTTTACCGTTCAGGTTGTAGCCAGATTTAGCCAATTTACGACGAGCTTTATTACGGCTAGATCGGTTAGCTCTTTGTTCTGGTTTTGAGTGGTAATTGTCGTATTCCTTACGGTAGTTCCGTTGTGCCACTGTTAGATCCAATCAAGAGCTTTACCAATAGTAGGAAACTCTTTAACAAAGATTTCTTTAGCTTGTTGAGCTATTTGTCTGTGTTCTAGTTGAGTACCAGCTTCAGTTCGTAGATCGATGTAGTGAATCCAACTTCTCAGAGAACCAGCCATGTAGAGACGAGTTGGAGTAGCTAGGGGAAGTATTTCTCTAGAACACTCTTTAGCGATACCTGCCGATACCATCTCTCGGTATAGGTCTTGAGCCTCTTCAAAGTGTTGAGCTATCCGTCTGTAGAAGATCTGAGTTTTATCAGTAGTTAGATCATCAATACTGTTTTGTCGATTAGTGAAGTCTTGTC